CGTCGACGTGGAATACGACTCCCCCGACGGGCTCGAGGAGCTGGCAGCCTACGGGATAACCGACCTTCACACGCCGACCTGGCGGTCGGCCCGCGGGGAGCACCGGCTATTCCGTTGGGAACCGTGGATGCCGCCGACGGCGGTCGTGAAACTCGGTGCTATCGAAATACGGATCGGCGGGCGGGCAGCCCAGTCGGTGCTCCCGCCGTCGATACACCCGACCGGCGTGGCATATGAATGGACAACCAGCCCGGCGGAAGTGGGAATCGCCCACTTTCCCGCCCAGCTCTTAGCAGCGGAGGTAATCGGATGACCCGCCCCACCTGGACCAACGCCATCCGCGGCCTACTCCTCGTGAGGATCGGCCAAGAACTAGGGACCGACTCCCGCCTCGCCCGTGCGGTCCACGACGCGATCGACGCCGTCCTGGCGATCGTCGGCCAGTGATCGCCCCATCGCCCGTAGGATCGACCGCCACGGCCGCGACGGCCACCACAGATCGAGTAGCACAACCCCGATAGCCGAGGTCGTGCCGCCCAGCACAACGTCCCACAGCGGCCCGGACCCGTGCCGTGCCTCCCACTGCTCGCGGACCTGGCTCCGCATCAGCGTGAGAGCATGGCCGACCGACGCATGATGCCGCCCGCCCCCGGCTTCCGCGTCCTCCAGGTGATTGTGCGGCCAGTGCCGAATCGCCAGCCTGGTGAGCTGGTCCACCCGCCAGACTTCGGCGTAGGTGACACGCGACCCCAACCGGTAGCGGACGTGCGCTTGAAGTTGGGCGATCGCTTCGTTCATCACGTCACCGGGGAGGGCACGACCCGGACGTGCATACTGTGCCCGACTTCACCGGCACGGGTGCCGGCGGCTTCGCCGCCAGCTCCTCGAGGATCGACGCCCTGGCGGCCGACACCGCAGCCGCAGCCCTCGCGGGCTCGGTCGCGATCCGCTGGTGATCGGCAGACAGCCACACCAGCATCGAAATAACCCACCGCCAAAGGATGCTCACGGCTTCACCTCGTCGAGTTTCCTCCAGATCGCCATGCACGCGACCGCACCGACGACCGACAGCACCAGGCCAGCCGGCCGGTAGTGGTCACCGCTCACGAGAGAACCGGCCAGACCGCCGGCCACGGACCCGGCAACCCCGACGGCGATCGTCTGCCACCGGTTTGTTGGCTTGGCCGGCGGCCACAACCATTCGGCGATTGAGCCGGCGATGAAACCGAACACGAGCCATACGATGATCGAAAACATCACCAGCCCTCCGCATGACATACGAGTGATCGGTCCGAACAATGGGCGGCCGCGTATTGCTGCTCGACCGGCCGCGGTGCCGGCTCGGCGAACACCGTCATCCACAACCCCATTTTCGCCAGCCGCGAAATGAACTTGATGAACGGCCGTTGCGGCCGCGGGTTGAACGGATTCACCGGGTCGAACCCCGGCACACTGGCGGCCAGATAACCGGCTACGAGACATCCGAGACACGCGAGGACGATAGATCGTTTCGACATGGCGAACCCTACAACGCGAGGTAGTGGTCGACTGCCGGCGACTTCGCCGCGTCGGTGGGGGGGGGGGCCGGGGCCGGCTGCAGCCATCCGGCGTGATCGAGGTCGCGGTACTTGAAGCCGTCGACCGACCCGATAACGAATGAATCACCTTGGGCGAGGATGGCTTCCGCGTCGGCCCGCGTGATCCAGAATGAGCCATCCGGCTGGTCGGCGGGGTGCTTGCCGCCGCCGACATACGAGCCCCAGCTATTCAAGATGAGGATCCCGTCGCGTGGATTCTTCATCGGGGTTGCGGACCCCGGCCCGTTGTTCTTCGCGTACTTCAAAGAGCACGCCACCATGCAATGGTTCCAGGGTTGTGCCGACCTCCGGCAGAATCCGTCAGCGTCACGATCGCCGGTCGCGAAGCCGACGTTGGAACAGATTGGCACGCACATGCCCGACTCGAGCGCCGCCGTCAGCGACGCCCAATCCTCACAGAGAGCCACGGCCCTCGCGGTGTGCTCGCGGGCCAGCTTCGCGAGCGAGGGTGGCACTCCGTATGCACCCCACTGCCGAGAGCGGTCGATTGAGTAGGTCGTGAGGTCGATGTCGCCGTAGACCTGGCGATAAAGGATCCCGCCGACAGTCTGGTCCTTGCACCGCCCCGACACCCATCGGGCCGCAGCACCGCCGTAGGAGCCGTCGGAGAAGCCGGCGTTTGTGACCGGCGGCATTCTGCCGGCCGTCCTCGACCCGCCGTAGATTGGCTCGGTCGCAACGATCAGTGGGCACTCAGCCAGCCCGCCAGCGACGTGATCGACACACTGGCCGATGTACGAACCCATAGCCCAGCCGAACGACACGCACGTCCCGGCACTGCCCTGGTTCCACGGCCCGAACGGCTTGCCATACTTCTGCCGGTGGCACCGGTCGGCGAACCGGTAAAGGTAGGCATCGTGCCCCTTCGCCCCGGCGATGACCTCGGCCCCGGCCTGGCGGAATAGCGGCTGGTCCAGCTCGCGGAGAAACTCGCGGGTGCCCTCGGCGTCGGGGACGTAACCGAAGTTTGTCTCGACGCGGTCAGCCAGCCGCGAGACGTATCGCGAGACGATCGTCCCCAGCACCGCCGCGAATACCACGAACGCGATCGCAGACCACGACCAATCACTTCGCCGCATTGGTGGCAGCCCTCCCCAAATCGCGATACGCGGCAACCCACGCCGTCCGCTGCTCGGCGGTCAGCGGCCCGCCGTCGGTGCCCACGGCGTCCTCGAGGTACTTGGCGATCGCGTCCCTTGCGGCCGGCTGCCGGTCGCCAATCGAAATACCCCGGCAGCGGAGAATGCGGGTTCTCTTCCGCAGCTCATCAACTGCGATGCCGGTGGAGAGGTAGCCGTCTGGGTGGCCGGCAGAGAACTCGACCTCGTCGGCGATCTCTGCACACATAGCCCCCACCAGGGATGCGTCCTCCGAAGCCGTGGGGCCGGCGAACAATCCGGCCAACGACAGCGGGCCGGCGTCGGGGGCGGGGGTCGGGCCGGGGGCGGGAGACTCCGACGGCCCGAGACCATACGCGACGGCCGCGGCCACCAGCGCGATGCCGGCGTAGTGGCGGGGCGTGAGTTTGGCGGCGGCGGCCTTGGCCTTCTCGGCCAACGGCTGGAGGTGAGGCCAGCCCCAGGCTGCCACCGCTGCGATTATGAGAAGCGTAGGAATCATGCGAGCCTCACGAGTGGTAGGAGTTGCTCGATCGCCCCGGACGCGAGGGCGAGAACCAGGAGCCGGACGGGACCGCGAACCAGCCCCCATAGCGGCCAGAGCACCAGGGGCACGCATCGGTCGGCCACCGCGTCGAAGAGGGCGGCCACGCCGTCGAGCACCGCGGCCTTCTTCTCCTCGCCCGTCATGCCGACCACGTCGTCATAGAGCGAGACGGCCATCCGGAGGAACGCGACCAGCAGTTCACCGAACTCGGCCCACGTCAGCCCATCGGCAGCGGCAGACTTGGCCGACTCGACGAACGCATGGAGTTTCACGAGAACGCCGCCGGGGGTGTTGGCCGCAGCCGCGGCCGGTGCTTCTGCGATCACGAATACGACCCGTTTCCGATGACGGTGATCTCTCCGGCATACGAACCCGTCGGGCCGTTGGCGATCACGATGTTCCCAGTGGTGACGCCAATCCCGGTCAGATAGTCCGCGAGGTGGAACTGACCGCCCACGGCCACTTGGGCACCGATCACGCCCGTCGGAAGGCTGAATGCCACATAGCCACCGGTCGGTCCGGTGGACACGGTGACCAGCACTTCCTTGATGGCGGTCACGCTCGCGGAGCCCGTTGGCCCGAATGCAGAAACCGGCAGGGCGGACACTGACCACGACGCCGAACCGATGCCCGTTGTCGAGAACGCATACGACCACGCGACGTTGGCTTGGTTTGGGCCGGTGCCGGTGGTGATCGACCGGCTAGATGATTGCGTGTCGCTCTTTGACGCCCCATCGGAGTCGGCGAGAGACCACGCAACACGAGTCGCACCAGCCACAGAAAGAGTGTTTGGCATCAGATACTCCCGAAGTCGCCAGTGCCGATCACAGTCACGTCAACCGAGTAAACGCCCGTCACATTGCTCTTGAGTGAGACATTGGAAGGGCTCGCCGACGACGGTATTCCGCCGAGGTAGTCAATCCAATGAAACTGGCCGCCAACATTGAGACGCACGCCAGTGACGCCAGTGGGAAGCCCAACCGTGAGATTTCCGCCGGTCGGCCCGGTAGTGACGCTCACCAGCACTTCGCGAACGGTCGAGAAAAATGCTTGCCCCGGAAACCCAAACGCATTTGCGGCATAGGCGGCAACGTTAAGATTTCGGGTGTTCGTCCCGGTCACGCTCTCGGTCGTTGAGAAAGCAATGCTGGCTTGGCTCGGCCCGGTGCCATTGGCGATCGACCGAGACGACCGCTGCTCCACCGACCTCGACACCGACCCAATGCTCTGGCTCTCGGACAGAGTCCACGCCAGCCGAGTGTTTCCAGAAACCGAGAGGGTGTTTGCCATCAGTGGATCTTCCCTTCCGCGTGAAGTCGTTTGGCTTCGGCGAGCGTCAGCCCAGCCCGTATGGCAAGGAACTCAAAAAACGTCAGTGGCGTGCGGCCCGATGGCTGCCGGCTGGTGATCGACCCGATCCCAACACGACGCGACGGCTCGTAGTGGACGTGCTCGCCGGCATCGCTGGCCGACGCCAGCGGCTCGCGGCCCCTGGCGGTCGATCGAAACAACGAGTCGGTCATGCAGTGCCCTCTAACACCATTGTACGGGTGTTCACTGGCCCTCTCGGTCCATGACTTCGTAGAGGCACGCGGCATATCCGGCGATGTCCACCGGGCCGTCGA